CATCCCGAACCCTTCTATACTCTTTTTTATGTTCAGCAAATAGGTCTGCAACTTCATCACTGATTGAATCTGATGTACTTTTGAATACATCCATCAGTGCTGTTCTGCTTGTGCTGAACCAATTACCACTTTTTGACGGGTCTTTTCTACCGTACAAATCCATCAGGTGCATTTCTTCATGCAATGTGGTGTTTACCTGTCCGGCAAGATTTTCACCTTGTAATTTTGGAATAGTCAATTTTACATCAGCCAAATTCCCGGTCAATGTATATATTGAAGTTGAAACAGCATGATTCTTACCGTGTGATATTTTGAACGGAATACCATTGTTTTCTATGGTTTCCAATTTTGCCATGCTATTATACAGGGCAACCACATTTGCATCTGCACCTTCCAACCCGTTTATATAGTCCACAAGTGCTTGTGTATTTTTCAATTCACCTTTTGCCTTGAAAACATCCGGGAAATTGTCAATCTTTAATTCTTCCGCAACCTGTTTGATTTCTTCCTTTGCTTTGATTGTATCATCAGGTGATGCTTCTTGCAAACCTGACTTATCACCACCGTTGACAAATGACTTTTCCCATTCCTTATAGGTCATATTGCCCGGTACAAAGTAGGTCTTGCCTGTTTCTTCATCCCGTGCAGCACGTTCACCGACAGCATCAAATTCATCATCAAAATATGGTACTGTGGTACTTCTGCAATGAACATGAAACGGCGGTGCAGTCACACCAACCTTCCATTCAGACATAGGGAAATGCTTGCCATCCATACCCCGGCATATATCCGAAGTATGGGAATCCAGTGTTGCCACAATCTCAAATTGTTCAACATCAAGTTCATCAAAACAATCCTTCTGTGCTGCGGAACTGAAAAAGGCTTCTTCTGTCATTACCAACCGCCCGGCGTTGGTCTTGGAAGTGTTCATCTTCCGGGCAATTTCATCAATGGCTTTCTGTGGGTCTTTTCCCAAGATGATGTTCTGTGTCAGGGTGTTGTTCAGTTCATTGACCAACTTCTGACGGTTGCCCCATATCCTTTCACTGAAATTCTTGCCGTCAACCGCCCAAGGCTTATTGATGACCTTGCTGATCTGCTTGTCATCCAGTGCGGAAAAGTCCCAACCAACACCCACACCCTTCTGAATCTCATAGGCTGTGTGATAATAGCCGGACTTGTAAACATTCCGCATTGTGCTGTCAATGCTATCAAGTTGGTTTCCAAACATGACTTCAATGCTCTGTTGGGTCTGTAACTTCAAGGCTTCAAGTCTGCTGATATGGAATCTTGCAGATGCATTTTCAAGCTGCTTGACCCAAGTGCCGTTGATCGCATTTTCCTGACCGTACTGAATGTACTGGTTCACATCCCATTTCAGTTCAGCAAGTTCCTTTGCGTTCAACATCCGCTTTGCTTCTGCAAGGGTTACCCCATTGTTAGATGCAAAACGCTGATACCATGCAGCAATCTGACCTTCAAGTTGCTTCTGTGCCTGTCGGTACTGTTTTTCAATATCCGCATAACACTGAACCCCTTGTTGGTGTGCTGCCTGTTCAAGCAGTTCAAAACGCTTCTGCCAGTATTCACCGTTATTCATCTACTTCACCGCCCTGACTTCCCTTGTTTGGGTCACCTTTGTTGTCAGGGTCATCATTCTGTGTACCAAACGGGTCATACTGTGCAAGCATTTCTTTCTGTGCTTCTTCCTTCTGCTTTTTCAGGCGTTCAAGTTCTGCCTGTGGGTCATCCACCCAAGGGTGCTGACTGATGATTGTTTCATCAGAAAGAATACCAACAGATTTCTGACAGTTATCAATGGCTTCTGATTCATTGATAAGAATGTCACGGTTGAATATGATGTCTACTTCTTCACCTTCAAAGTTCCCCTGTCCTGTATTGGCAAAATGGCAATTCACAAACCAAAGGATTTCTTCAAAGGCTGCCTGATATTCTGTTTCTGTGTCGTTTGCATCAATATCAATATCAGAATACATTGACTGAATGTTCATCTGATTAGGGTTGCCGGAAAGTCTGTCATCCTTGGCATCATAACCCATTGCGTTCTCAATCAAGGCTTTCTTGAAGATTTCCACAATAGCCTTGTAGTTATCCGCATTGACTGTGATTTCAAGGGTTTCAACCCCGCCCTTAGTGTCACCATCATATCTGACCTTTACTGCACCATATGTTGCAAGGTTCTTTCTGAACTCACCCAAATTAGTACCGTCATAGTTCTTCAATACCAAAATAGTGTTCCGGGCATCTTCTTGCATATTGTTTTCAAAGTCGGACAGCATCACATTGATACCGTCCTGTAAAGACTTGACCCTTTTCAGCAGTGGTGTTTCCTGTTCATTGGCTTTCAATGGAATCAGGGGGACACGCTGCCAGTTGAACCCCGTCACTTTCCCGGTTGCATCCGTCATGGTAACATGGTAACAGTCGGCTTCACCGTTGTTTGTCAGATCAGGGATAAGTGTGCCGTGGTCAAGAATGAACCTGTGAACACCATCAACATCATACACTTCAACCTTTTCAATGACGGTTGGGGTTGTTCCCTCATACCCAATCACCAAGTAAAGCCTGACTGCAAAGTCAAGTATTGTATGATCGTTGTCTTTCCAAAACGGCAAAATCTCATAACCGGGGAACAACCTGAAAGTGAAATGACCTTCATTGTCATAATACGGATATAACCAACAGATTCCCCCGTTGTATGCTGCTTTACCGCTGTTTTTTATGGTTTTCATAAACCGCTTATTAAACACTTTTTTCAGCAGTTCAACATACTGGTCATTCTCACCACTTACTGCAAAAGGCTGACCGAACAGATAATTTGCTTTCTGATTGACCATTTTTGCATATTGGTTATCAATGACCCTGTTGTTTGGTAAGTTCTCAACAACCTGTAACTTACCATCCTCACCTATCATTGTACGTTTCCGCTTCAAAATATCATGTTCATTGTCATAGTACAGTGAACCCTTAATCTGCATGATGCGGTGGGGTGACGTTTTCCATTTCATAATTTCTTTTTCAAGAAATTCCTTGTCAGTCATCCTTGACCTTGCACCGTCCAGTATAAAGTTGGAAACCTTCAATGTCAGTGTGTTTATTAAGGAACTGAACACGGTTCAATTCACCCCTTTCATTGCATAATAAAATCAAAACCCCTGAAAACACTATGTTTCCAAGGGTATGTGTTACTAATTTGTTTCTAATATCTCAAAAGTAGTTATACAGGTGTCATAGGCGGTCACCGATTGCAACCGCCCCGGAGTAAGCATTTGACAGCCTTTTCCTACCGTCCAAAAAGAAACGGCTGCTGACACCGTGTATTCTACCCGGTAATTGCTTAATCAAAACTAAAGGCATCACCCTTTGCCATCTGTTCAATCGCATAACGCATTGCATCCATCAGGTGGTTGAAGTCATCAATAGGGCGGTTCAGTTTCTTGCCCGTCTTGGCATCCTTATCCCACTGATAGTTGCTGATCTCTGTGATGAAATTCACGCAACGGGGATGAATGATAATATGATAGTCCTGTATGAAGTCAATGCCGTTGTTGATGCTGTCCTTGCCCTTCCTTGCTTTCCTGATTCCTTTCAGACCCAGTTCACGCAAGCGGTCAATGCTCTTTGGTTCGGCTGAATCGGCTGTGATTTTTTCTTTCACATATCCCATCCGCTGAACCTGTTCGGCAATAGCTTCATTACTCATGCCCGGCTGATACATTTCATCAAAGACCCAAATAGTCTTGCTTGACTGATCTATCAGACCACAAAACAGTGCTGACGGGTCATTTGTATAACCAAAGTCAAGACCGAATACAGACTTGACCCCGGCAATCTTCTTGACTTCATCAACACTGAACGCCTTTTCTTCCCAATTTTCATAGACAAGACCGTCTACAATACCCCAATCACCAAGACCCGCCACTTTGTAACGCCTTGGGTTTTGCTTCTTCATGGTTTCAAAGACTTTTAAGTCTGCCTTATCCAACCATTCATTGCACTTGTAGTTGGTGGTCATTGCAAGGGTTTCATCATCTGTGTTATCAAAAAACCGCTTCTTTATCCAGTGGTGTTCATTCCACGGGTTCAGTGTAAGGGTTATTTGCTTGAACAGTCCTGAACCGTCAGGAACAGCACCACGGATTGATTCATCAAGCATATTGAAATCATCTTCTGAACTGATTTCATACGCTTCTTCAATCCACATCCAACACAAGCAACCAATATCAACGGTTATTGATGTTACTTTCAGGGGGTCATCCAGTCCCCTGAAATAAATCTTTTGACCTGTTGGTTTATAGGTCATTTCAAGTGGTGATTCTTTGATTTCCCAAAAGGCATCAACGCCAAGGCGGTGAATCGCCCACTTCAATTCTGTGAAACAGGAATCTTTCAGGGTTCTGAAAGTCTTTCTGACCACAAGGGTATTTGCCTGTGGGTACTTCATCATATTAGTGATGTACCAAAGGGCAGTTGTTTTTGATTTCTTGGATGCACGGCTGCCCTTGCATACCCTATATCTACCTTTCCAACGCCAAAAAGTACCGTAACCCTTACCAACCAGTTCAGGCAGCAGCACTTTCTTCTTGCCGGACTTTGTAGTCTTGTAATCTTCCGGGTACAGGATAAATTTCTGATACCCAAAAACATATTGTGAAGATATTCTGTTCTTGACCATAGACGATCACCGCCTAATCTTCAAGGGCATCTTCACCAGTGATAACAATAGGCTGTGTGATATTCACATCAATCTTGTCATTCCACATACCCAAATGCTTACCAAGTAATTCAAGTGCTTTCAGCTTTGGTGAAATCTTCACTTCCCTTTCAACACTTGACCCGGTTTCTGATTCAGACTGTTTATATTTCACGGATTCAATACAGGCAAGGTCATCTTCTGATGCATTGTCTTTGATTCTTCCGTGACTATCAACAAGGTCTGTCATCTTCACAAAAGCAATGCGGGCAAGTTCTAAAACAACCCTGTCCTGATTGATTCCTGTTCTTTTGCTGCGTTCTGCCATTGCAACACTAATTGCCTGTTGAACCTTGACATTTGCCAACATCCTTGAACCTTGCTGATCTGCTGTTTTTGCCGAATAACCCGCACGAATGGCTGCTTGTGTTGCATTCAGGTCAATCAGGTATTCTTCAACAAAACGCTGCTGTTTTTCAGTTAATTTTGCCGTTTTTGCCATCAAACAACACCCCTTTCATGTATTTTTGCAATAAAAAATCCCTGAAACATTACATTTCAGGGTGCAAATATCGGCATAAACAAAAAGGAACTGTGAAAAAACAACCGCTTCTTCACAATTCCCATCTTGTCAAGATACACTGTATCATTAGAATCAAGAATACACAATATACTTGAAACAACAAAATCTATCATAAAACGCTTTTTTTGTTGTTTCAAGTGACAGTAAGTACACATTAAGTCAAGTAATGCAGATTATCATAGATTTCTTCAAACCTTGTCAGTGCTGCACTATGAAGATTTCTGACATACTGATATGACATACCCATTTCACCTGATGCAACTTTCAGGGTCTTGAACTGAACATACACTTTGAATAATACCTGTGAATACCTTGCATCATGTAAACCCCTTATCTGCTTGATGATCTGTTCCTTGGCATCTGAAAAACTGTCAATTTCCCTGTTTATCTGTTCATTGAAAGCAACATAGTTTGTAACCGCCTTGCATAAACTGTCACCTGACGGACTTGTCTGCACTCTTTCAGCAGAATAATCTATTGCCCCGGTACTGCAAGCATTGGTTTTCATATCATCAAGGCGTTCTAAGTCCTGATTGATATTGGTATCAAGTTCCTGTAACTGTGTCAAATACTGCCGTGCAGTCAATTTTTTATTATTCATCACTTTCACCTATCCTTTCTTGGTATCGGTTAGGTAACGGTTAAAAATTAGCAAAAAATGCCTTGAAAGCCTTGTAAATACTGACGGTAACGGTTGGTAACGGTAACTGTTAAATCCTTATACTATATATTTTTACTTTTTATAAATACATAAAGTATAAAAAATAATATAATAAGAAAATTATATTTAACCGCTACTACCGTTACCATCAGCATAAATAAAGCATTTTAACCGTTACCCTAAACCGTTACCAACAGTTACTATACCGTTACTTTTTCATAAACAACATCAGTCACAACCATTTTTCCAAAGTCACCACCCCCAAAAACAGGTGATGCAATGAAACTGATTCCCGCTGCATACACACCCCACAACAACTGACCTATGTACTGGTGTGCAAGTTCATAAACTTCATTACCCATGACCTGACCCGCAAATTCTTCTTCCACAAGCGGGAAAATGTCATCATTCATTGATACACTGCCCTTTTGTTCCAATAACTCTAAAATCTTATTTTCCATAATCATTCACCTTGTCCTTCCATTATTGCCCGGAACTCATACCAAGCATACTTGATATATAATTTGCAGTTACACCAGTGCTGCACCCGTCTGATTTTCTTCTGTTTCTTCCGGGTGATCTTCCGTCTGTGTTCTTCTTCCCATTGTCTGCACCATTCATACTGTGCATCATCTTCCAGTTTGCTGTGCATTTTCTTCACCCCTTTCCTGTTTTTCTTTGTACCCCATACACTTCATAAAGCGTTCAGGGCGGTTGCAGCTTTCATAATACTGACAGGTAACACATACATTTTCTGTCATTCTGAACACCTTCCTTTCACCAATCAAACGCCCAACAGATAATAAGAAACACTGTAATGACACTTACAAAACAAAGTATGTTTTTCCATTCATACTTGAATACTGTGTATATTAGAAATATGACAAGGGCGGTCATTAGTAGTATTGTGATTATTCTGATGAATTTCTTTATTTTTTCAATCATCTGTAAACCCTTCCCGTCTTGGTATCTTTCACCTGAACACGTTCAGTCAGTTCAAACCCCGCACCTTTGATGATGTACTTCAAAACCTTAATCAGATCATAGGCACGTTTGTCTGCTGCTTCACATTCAATCTGTTCACGTTCTTCCTTTGCCACTCTACCAACGGCAATAGTTGCCGTTGGGTCTGCATAACCTTCTGTATTTCTTCCACCTTTCACTAACTGATACCTTCCTTTCTACTCTGCAACAAAGATTTTGCAGTTTTTATTGTTCAATTTCTTCTGAATCACTCTGAACCCAAGTCTTTTATTTATCTGCTTGCTGAATACGATATTTGACATGGGTTGCATACTGTTGTCTGCACAAAAAACCTGATACCGCTTGTAAACATCAGCGGTTGGTTCATTCTCAATTCTGTCAACACCTGTATCATTGATAAATGCAAGGATAGGGTTGTTTTCTTCTTCATATTCATCCAACTGGTTCTGAACCTTGTCTGACTTGGTGAACCCGTTATTTATGATGACCCTTTTCAGACCTTCCACACCTAACCTGATGAAGTATTCAATGGGTTCTTCCTGTGTCAGCTTATATTTGATGAATGGTTCATAATCCGGGTCATCTTTGCTGAATGTGGCATTTAATGGGATGATAA